TCACCTGTTTGAAACTATCCGTTCCTACCGCGAGCGCGAGACCGAGATCAACTGTCCGCAGTGTGGGATGGTCTCTACAAGGGTCTATTCAGCCCCTGCTGTGCAGTTCAAAGGAACTGGCTTTTACTCTACGGGTGGGTAAAAGACAAAAAAGCCCCCTAGCCTGAGTATTTCTACTTAGGTAGGGGGTTTCCTTGTCTCTACGGGGCTGCTACGGGTCTTAAAAGGGCTGTTTAAGCCTTGCTTCCGCGCCCAAATTCCTTGGCCTTAGGGTCTAAAGCCTTCCAGAGTGGTGCTATAAAGGCAGAGGCGAAAGCGTAAGCCAATGTCTTAGGGTCAGTCACACCTGCTGCATAAAGCGCCACCACTGATGGTACTGCTGCACGTGCGTAGGTTGTTGCTATTGCGATTAACTTCTTGCTATCCATATTATCTCCTTAGGACTTGAACACTGGCTTGCCGAAGCCAACCACTGTTACTGCTTGTGACTTGCGTAACTTAGAACCATTCTTCTTCTTAAAGGCGCGTACCTTCTGGCAGACCTGACCGCCGTTGCGCTGGTCGCCCTTCTTATCTGGGGCAGTATTGCCTTCGATGCAGGTAACTGTTCCGTCTCCATTGTCCTTGACTACGATACCAACATGTGAGATGCGATCTACACCGTCGTTAGGGAAGTCAAAGAATACGATGTCTCCTGGAAGTGGAGTAGCAGTATCGCTAGCCAATTCCCATTGACCCTTCTTCTCAAATGCTTTAGCGCCCACAACTGTTGATACGCAGTTAGGGATCTTTAGACCCACTTCATTAGCGCACCAGTTGACGAATGAGCCACACCAAGGCAAGAAGTTAGCCTTAGTAAAGGCTCCATACTTGGTCTCGTTGTCTTTTGGCCCTTCAATTACACCCAGTTCGCCTTTGGCTACTGCGATGAAGTCACTGCGTTGTCCCATTATTCACTCGCTTTCTTGTCAACCTTAGCAAAGGCTGCGTTGATTTCTTCTGATGTAAGGCTTCCGTCTGCTAGGTAGAAACGGGCTAGTGCTTCAAGCACTCGTGCTGCGCCAAGCGCACCAGCAAGTGTTGCTGCCTGCCATACTTCGATACCTACCAAAGAGCCAGCACCAATAACACCGAGAGACTCTGCTGCAATCACAGCAAAGATTCTCATCATTACATTCTTAAATGTATCCATTATTCGTCCTTATCCATTGGGTTTCTAATTGGGTATGTAACAGCCCAAAAGAATAGGGTTGCAAAAATGGCAACACCAACTACTTGTTTGGCTGACCCGTCGAGTACTACCCAAGCAATAAACATGCCTAGCAGTGTCCAGAGTTGTTCGACCATATCTTTTAATATCTTCATGGTTTTCTCCTATATACTCCTGCTGCACCTGCCGCCGCTGATACCGCAGCCTGTCCAGCGATAACTGCTGCAACGATTGTCTGTTCTGATTCTGTTCGTTCTTCATCAGACATATCTGCACCAATGCTGCCGATAGCAAGCAAGGCTTGTCCAGGATCTGTGAAGATTGCATTGATAAGTTCTGCAGGGTTTTCGAGCACTAGAAGTGCTGCTGCTACCTCTGCTGTGATGACTACTTCGTTACCTTCGTCATCTGTGCGTACCTCAACAGGAGTCTCTGGAGGTAGGTCTGAGTATGTGAGTCCAGCATCTGCGATTGCTGCTGCTGTTACTGGTGCGTCACCTGCTGCTTCAATAATTGCTTCTGCAACTGCAGCCTTCTCTTCCTCTGTTGCGTTTTCATCTGCTACCATAGGAGGCTCTGGCGCTGGTTCTGGCGCAAGTTCTTCTATAGCAGGAGGTTCAGGTGCAGGTTCAGGAATTAATTCAGGTTCTGGAGCGGGTTCAGGAGCGACTTCGGGTTCTGGCTCGGGAGCAGGAGCAGGCTCTGGGTCTGGCAGTGGCGCAGGTTCAGGAATGGGATCAGGCTCGGGCGCAGGCTCTGGACTGGGATCTTCAACAGGAACAGGTTCAGGGGCTGGCTCAGGAGCAGGTTCGGGAACTGGCTGAGGATCTGGCGCAGGTTGAGGTGCTGGTTCAGGGGCTGGTGCTGGTGGATCAGGAACTACCACAGGCTCAGGTCTGATAACAGGTGGCTCAGGTGTTACAATAGGTGTAGGTTCTGGGGCAACTGGAGGTTGCGATGTCACTGTCGAAGTATCAACTACTGTCGGGGTTTCTACTATTGCTGTCGGTGTATCTTGGGTTACTGTCACTGAGTCAGTGGTTTCAGATACGGGAGTTGAAGTATCGGTTGCAGGCGGCGTCGGCGATACAACGGTTGTTGTCTCAGCGACGGGTGCGGTCTCAGTTTCCGATGGAGTA